TTCTACGAAGCGTAACATTTGATAGCGTGGCGTGTATCTCGCGTATTGCCAATTACTATAAGTCCACGCTATAATACAAGTAACAAATCAATTAAAGCAAACATGACTTTAACTCTTCAACAAGAACTAAACACCAACAGACCAACAGGTGAATATAATGGTTGGTCAAACTGGACTACTTGGAACTGTGCATTATGGATTAATAACGATGAGGCACTCTACCACATCGCCTCTAGGTGTTATGACTTGTTCGACTTCATCATAGAAATGCAGAATCGCGACATGAACCAAACACCAGACGGAGCAGCGTGGACAATGGGAGACTATGATGAGTTAACCGAGTTAATCCAAAGCATCGAAAGACAATATTAACGATTGTTACAGTATGGGGGGTTTATCCACCCCCTGCCCATATAGGGGTTATAATAAGGATATACAAAGCAATTACATCACATTTTAGATTATGCAAATTCAAAGATTTATCGAAGTCCCAAATACAAACATTCAAGAACCAGTGCTTAGTCACCAGTTCGCTGACGAGTTATGCCTTAGCATTTCAGAAGATTATGGTTATGCCGAGGTTGTATGGTATGCCCTAAATGGTAAGCGTGTTGTCGAGGGTTGCTATGGTGACCTCGGTGCAGTAGGCATCATATAGGGGGGGGGTTATATATGGATACTCTCAGCACGGGGTTATATCGTGACATAGTATATACAGAGTATATGCTAGAGCATGATTTAACATATGAGCAGATGATGCAAAAGACTCACGTTGATGAGATGCTCAAGCGTGTAGCACACATGGAGTGGCAGGACGAGCAGCGAGCAGTGTGGTTGTCAGGTGAGAAACCAGAGTTTGTCGTCCCTGACGACTGCCCATTCTAGGCAGCGTGGCATTAGATAGGCACGGGTGAGCAACGCATTTGTAGAAGCATTACTACAGTTTAAATGGTCTTAGTCTCTTTAAGTCGAACCTCTATCTATGTAAGTCCACGACCTCACCCAGTCCCCTAACCCAGTTCGCGGGCGGGGGGGCGTTTTAAAGGAGTCCCAGAGAGCTAATCTATAAAGTCTTGCATCCGCGAGCGTGATATAAAATAAAAAATTTTTCCAAAATATGCCCCCTAGAATTTTTTGCACAGAGGACACACACGTATACCTCTTCAGTAACATCAATGAACCTAATCATCCCTCTGGCGGTCTGATAAGATTTGCCATGAGGGAATTTCTGTCTAGCAGAGAGTTAGACTGTAGAGAACCAATAACGATGCATTGGAATAAATCGGACAGTCATATCTTTAGCGTCGTTGCTGTATCTACAAAACAGATTGGTGTTGACATTGAGTATATGAAAGATCGCCCCTTTGGAAAGATATCTCAGAGGTACTTCCATAAGTTTGAACACACTGATGACAAGGATATCTTCTACGATCTCTGGACGATGAAAGAAGCATACACTAAACACAAGAAAGGCAAGATCGCTGAGAATATGAGAGAGTTTATGTACACTCCTACAAAGGGTAGACGTATAGAGAAACACCAAGACAGACTCACACCGTTAACTGATTTACCTCCCAATACTGTGGGATACATTTATCAATAACTGTGAACGTTGACATATGTGTGGAATTCGTGATACAATAAATATCACAAGTTGACCTTTTCCACACCGACCTATGATCCGTCTCGACGAACGGTTTTCCACGTACCTTAATGGAACTAAGACATTTCTTATAGATGATGTAAGACAAAAAGTTCGAGGATACGGTTATAGGTGTGATGGTTCTAGTATTATTGGTTACTATGTCATCACGGATGATTGGAGATTAAACTATGATAATAATGAACAACTAGTATTCAAGGAGGAAATTTGATGTCAGGTGATTACTTCTCACATGTCGATAGGAAATATGAAGAACTAATTATGAGACAGTCTGCAGCGTGGAAAGCAATAGACATGCTCACAGATAAGGTAGGAGAGTTAGAGGAGAAACTATCTAACTACAACCTTTATATGAAGAGACAACCAGAAAGTAAATATGAGAAACTTGTTGATGTTGTATGTGACCACGATAAATGCATTACACAACTTATAGAGATGAGCGATGGTGATGTCAATTGGTAGATACTGAAACATTACTACGGATATACTTACAGGTGACTAAGAGACCGATTCCAGTTCGTTTAAAGTTTAAGTATCCACCGATGCGTAAATCACATAATGTAGGGACTTTTGGGTAAAACCCCAAAACCGCGTTCTGACCGCGTAGGTCTCTAAATAATTAAAAAGTATTATGTTAGATTCGATGGACGACTTGCAAGGGAAGTTCGTGGTTAAACGAGATGGAGAACTCATCGAAGTCGATAGATGTGGTGACCTTCCCGATGAGTTTGATCATCTAATTAGGTTTGAACCAAAGATACCAGAACCACCTCATAGTGTCAATGACCATATCGCCATGAGCAAGTGGTCGGAATACTTGCATGAACTTGTATCAAAAGAGAGTAAGTGATAGTCCTAACCCCAGATCCTTTGCCTGATATCACTCGTCCTAACTTTACGATGAATCAGACTGTAACTGCATCGAGTGACGATGGCAGCGATACGATAACCAATGTCACTGCATCTGTAGCAGGGGCACAACCAAACCTTGTCATTACTGCAGGAACGAGTTCCGTGTCAATTACTGGTACGTTAGACGATCCTTTTATAGATGAGTTTACATATGTTGATCAGGGGCAGTCGGATAAGACACAGACACCAATCACAGTGCAGAGGGTAGTTAACATGCCCCCTGACAAGGTGATGTATAACTTAAATCAAGACGCTACTGTATTTGCAACTGAGATATTTACGATTACAGTCACTGCTGACACTGGGGTTGTATCATTTCCTTTAGAATTGAAGATATATAATGAGTGGGAAGGTATACGTGCCTTCGTGTCAAATTACTACGATTAATATGCCCGCAGTCACAAGAATTGGAGACGCAGATACACCGCATTGTTCTGGGATGTCTAGAGCACAGGGTAGTGGTAACGTCTTCGCTAATGGTATTCCTATCTCACGTCAGGGTGATAAGAATACAATACACTTAAAACCTGGCAGTCCATGTCCTCCACACTCTGCTGCAATAGCAAGTGGTAGTTCCACAGTCTTTGTAAATGGCAAAGGATGTGGTAGAGTAGGAGATGGAATAAGCGGTTGCACATCGGTTGCAGCTGGATCACCAAACGTATTTGCAGGATAAAATTATGGCAACAACATACAGCATGGGTAAAGTGGGGGTAGACACAAAACCCAAAAAAACATCACAAGGTAGAGGAAAGCATACAAGGTATGGTGCAACCTCTAGAAACAGAGCAAAGAAGAGGTATCGTGGGCAAGGCAAATAGAATCGTAGATGGTGGAAGGAATGCAAACGTACCTGTAGATATGTCAGATGACTTCTATGATAATGGTAATGAGTATTGTAGATATTTGATTACTGATCCAAGGTCAGATGCATACCTTAAAAAATATTACGAAAAACGAGTATAAATACATTGATGAAGGTATAGTACGTTCGCAATGTCCTTGATATCAAAATCTTTTAGAGATTTTTCACTAACGTTCGAGAAGAATGCAGTGACTAATGATATCTTGTCTCTAAAAAACGAAGCTGCTATCAAAGAATCAGTAAAAAATATAGTTTTATATAATTTTTACGAAAAACCTTTTGATCCGTTCTTCGGTGGCAATATCATTGGTCTATTATTTGAGAATTCTACTTCTGGATTAGAATTAGAGGTCAAAAATAGGATTGAAGAGGCAATAGAGATACATGAACCAAGAGTAACAGGTGTTACTGTCTCTGTAGACTTTGAAGAAGATCGAAATGCATTAAATTGTTCTATTAATTATCTGATAATTGGTCTAAAACCGAAATTTGATGATGTTAGTGTAGTATTTAAACCATAATGGCATTTAATCAAGTCAATGCCCTTGAGTTCAACCAGATCAAGGCACAAATAAAAGAATATTTGAAGGCACAGTCGCAATTTAGTGATTATGACTTCGAGGGATCGTCTCTTACTGTATTAATTGATACATTAGCATACAACACATATTACACAAGTGTAAATGCTAACCTTGCAGTCAATGAGGGGTTCCTAGAAACAGCAGTTTTAAGAGAAAACGTTGTAAAACTTGCAAGAATGATTGGTTACACACCTAGTTCTGCAAAATCAGCACGTACCATAGTTGACATTGCTGTACAAACAGCATTCCCTTACCCTAAATCAGTCACAATCGCTGCAGGACTGGTTCTAAACTTTACAGGATTAGATAATAACAACTTTGTATTCTCAGTTCCGACTGATATTTCGCAATCTGTAGATAGTTTGACAGGTATTGCGTCATTTAACAATA